AATGTATAATATGAGATAATTATGATTGAAAGTACAGTATTTATGGTCAAAAATATGTTTAAAGATGTTAAGCAATATTTTGACAAAGAAGATCTAGAACGTTTTGAAAACGACCTTAAGAACTTAGAGGAGTTGTTTGAGGAGCAGATGAAACAAGCGTATTTCCAAGGTCACAACGATCGTTGGCACGTAAATAGGTCGGATATTCCACAAGCATTTAATGATTATTTTAACACTTATAAATTATGAAACAACTAGATTTAATGTATCAAATTATCCTATTATCTCAAGTAACCCTTGAGAAATTAGAGGACTTAGAAGATAACAACCTTTTCAAAAAGAACAACAAAGAACTATTTGAAAAGTTCTATGAAGTGATTACGGATTTAGCTGAGAATAGTACGGATAAATTAACCGACCAGCAAATAAAATCATTCCAATATAACACGGATCGAATGAGAAAATTAGTTGATAAAATAAATATTAAAAGTGTATTATGAAAGATAAAATGACAGTAAAAGTAGGGGATGAGGTTAAGTGTATTAAGCAATATGTTTACACAGCGGGACACCCTAATAGCGGACGAAATGCATTAATCGTTGGAGCGCTTTATAAAGTATATGACACTAGCTGGTCTATGAGTACATTCTCAATCGTAGATAATTTCGGAAATAAACTCTGGTTTAACACTGAAAATGATCACTTCGAAATGGAGAAAAAAGATGCTATCGTTGAAAGTGTAGTTGCAAAGTATTTACAACGTTCTAAACTAGGGATAGGTAAATACGGGACTACCTTACAAGATAACAATACCGATAATTTTTTAATACACCTACAGGAGGAGCTAATGGATGCATCTCTTTACATTGAAAAGTTGTTGAGTCAATTAAGAAAAGGAGAAGAAATAGGAGGTTTTTTAGGATGAAAATAACGACAAAGAAAATTATTCGAGAACTTAAAAAAAAAGGTTGGCATAATGCAAATGGTGAATGGAATGAAATCGATATCGATTTAATTAAAGCGGTTAGAGATATAATTGACGAAATTTTAAAACAACATAAAAACATTAGTATAAAATGATGAAACGCAAATGCTTCTCCTGTCAGGTAGAAAAACCACTATCTGACTTCACCCCCTCAAAAAGAAAGTATCAAGTAAAAAAGTATCTTAACCATATGATCAATTGCGACGAATGTATATTGGATAAGACTAAAAGGCAAAAAGGTACGGTTTGGTTTAATTTCGATATAAACAAATTCGAGGTATTTAACTTTGAAACTGAAGAGGAAATCCTTTTGTTTTTTGATGATAAACTTTCAAAATTTAAGAAATGAGAAAAATAGATAAAGCTCCGATACCTTACACGTGTCCCGCTATAGATGAAGCAATAGAAATAATACAACATTGTGAGATCCCTGAGTATGACCGCATTTTAGTCCTAGATCTACTAGAAGAACTAAGGGAAGACAACGCTAAACTACGTGAATGTTTAAACGATATTCTGGACAATTGGAAAAAAATGTAAAATATTTCTATAAAAAGTAACCTATATTAAATATAAGTGTTATATTTGTCTATAATTAAAAACGAAAAAGATGAAAAAATTATTTAAAATAAACGGAGAAATAATCGAAACAAAAATGTTTAAAACATTAAAAGCGGCTGAAAATTTTATTTCAAAAAAAGAAAATAGACAAATGATATATTTCAGATCCTATGAATATTATGTTACAATTTAAAATTTAATAAATCAAGGGGTGCGACTTGGTAACGCACATTTAAAATTTAAGAAAATGAAAAAAATGATTTTAACAGTTGCGACAATCTTAACCGTAGGATTAGTAAACGCACAATGGACGAAAAAAACAGTTAATAATGGTTTAGATGAACCCTACAAAATTTGCTATACAGCGACAAATAACGGGGCTTTTTTAAAACTTGAAGGAGATGCTTCAGAGATTGCTTTTTACGTAGCTGGGGGTTATTATTGCGAAGATTCCCCACTAGTAGATATATCTTTTTTAGTAAATAACCAATGGAAAAGACACTCTTTGTGGGGCAATACAACAAGTGATAATAAAGCTGTTTTCTTTACTATGAATTTAGAGAATGAGCCGTTTTTTAAAGACTTTTTGAACGCAACTAGTGTAAAACTTAGAGTTAATGAGACTTATTGCACTTCTGAAATTTACCAATTCAATATGACAGGAAGTACTTCAGCATTTAACTTTTTAAATAAATAAGATGAAAAAATTAATTTTAGTATTAGGATTAGCTACTTTATTTAGTTGTAATAAATTGGTGAAAGAAACAGAATGTAAAATAGAAATTCAAAAATTAAACAATGGTGTATGGATTGACTCATTAACTTATTATAACAATACAAATAATAAATCTTACGATTGGAAGATTAAAGGGGATCAAAGAGAAAGATGCACTTGTACATATATTAAATTTAAATAATATGGAAACTTGGAAACATTTAGAAGGTCAATATTCAATCTCTAATTTTGGTCGAATACGCAACGATGAAAGAGGCACGTTTTTAAAACCATTCTTGAAAGGAAAACACTCCGCTAGGGTTAGACTAACATTAGAGAATGCAAGTAGGTTTAAAACGATCTATATAGCAAGTGAGGTAGTAAGAAAGTTTATTACACCTGAATTTAAAAAGGTAGTAAGGAAAGATAAAAATATTTTTAACAATCACGTGGATAATTTGATTGTATATTAAAATAAAAAGGTTATATTTGTACTATCGAAGCGTAGGAAACTCCGAAAAAAATTTATTAAACAACAGAAAAGCTAACTGATAAAGGTATTCCTACGCACCTTTTGAAGTTGGCTTTTTCATTTACTAAAAAAATTATTATTATGAGTAAATTTTATTATGTTGATGATTTAGAATTAAACATCAAATTAGAAGAGGTTGTAAGTTTTCAACTTATAGATTATTCTCCTTCTGAGTTTAGAAAATCTGTTAAAACAACTTTAATAGTTGTAAAGCCTAAAAGTGTTTATCGATGCGATAAAAAACACTATAACAACCTTGTTGAATTATTAAATAAAAAGTAATGAACGTGGGCTGGATTAAACTCAATAGAGATATTGTAAAGCATTGGATTTTTAAAGATGAGTGGAAGTTCAAATGCTGGATAGATTTGCTTGTATTGGCTAATTATTCTGAAAATAAAGTTGAGATCAAAGGCGTTTTACTTAACTGTAAAAGGGGTGAATTATTGTATAGTTTAGAGTCACTTTCTAACCGCTGGGGAGGTAATAAATCTAAGGTAAGACGTTTTCTAAAGTTGCTCGAAAGTGATTCAATGATTGAACTAAAATCGGAACAGGTAACGACACGTATAACTATTTGTAATTACGAGAGTTATCAAGGTGAACGAAACGCAGATGAAACGCAAACGAAACACAAACGAAACGCAGATGAAACGCAAACGACACCAATTAAAGAAAGTAAAGAAGAAAAAGAAAAAAATAATACTATGCCTTCGCTTGATGAGTTTGTAAAATATGCTTTGGAAAAGAAACCAAGTATTGATATTGAAAAGGTGAAATTTAAATATGAAGCGTGGAGGTTAAATGATTGGCAAGTTCAAAGAAATAATAAACTACAACCAATTTTAAACTGGAAATCAACTTTAAATAATACTATTCCACATTTAGATGAAACAAAATATCAAGGAACAAGTATAGAATCAATTCAGAATAAACCTAATTTAAGTTTTGAAGAAAGAGCAGAACTTGAATGGCAAAAAATGATAAGCAATGGTAAATAATTTTTTAGAAATAGGAATACAACCAAAAGGAAACAGATTAGAGCAAAAAGTAACTTGCCTTAATTGTGTTAAGGTAGGCAAAACAAACATAAAAGATACTTGCCTTTCAATAAACCTAGATAGCGGATTGTATAATTGTCATAAATGTGGCTGGAGCGGATGTGTGAAACCAAAAGATTTTAAACCTATGTATGTAAAACCAACAAAACAAAACTTTACTAAACTTTCAGATAAAGCACTAGAATTATTTACTCAAAGGGGAATATCTCAAAGAGTAGTAATGGAAAACAAAATAGCAATGTCAAAAGATGGGCAAAGCGTAATATTCCCCTATTTGAGAAATGGTGAATTGATAAACTACAAACAAAGATTTTTAGATAAAAAAGATTTTAGACAGGGCAAAGATGCTGAACCTATAATGTTTAACTATGATCGTTGCAATGGTCAAAAAGAAATCATTATTTGTGAGGGTGAGTTTGATTGTATGGCTTTTGAGGAAGCTGGCTTTACAAATGTAACTTCAGTAAATCAAGGTGCGCCAAATGAGAATGACAAAAACATTGATAAGAAATTAGAATGTATTACTACTTGTTATGAAATGTTTGATAATGCTGAAAAAATATATTTAGCAACAGACAATGATGCGAATGGTAGAAGATTGAAAGATGAGTTGATAAGAAGATTAGGAGCGGAAAGATGCTTTTCAGTTGATTTAAGCGATTGTAAAGATGCGAATGAGTATTTGATTAAGTATAACAAATTAAGTTTACTAGAAGTCATTAAAAACGCAAAAGAAATACCTATTGATGGAATCTTTACAGCAGAAAACGAAAAGTTATTAATGTTAGATAGTTTTCGTAATGGTAAAAAAAGAGGTCAAACAACACACTGGGAAGATATTGATAAGGCGTGGACTTGGAGAACAGGTGAGGTTACTATTTGGACTGGTTACCAAAATGAAGGTAAATCTTTATTTTTACAAAGTTTATGTTTACTTCGTGCTTTTCATGATAGTGAGAAATTCGCTTTCTTTTCTCCTGAGAATATTCCAATAGGTGACTTTTTTGATGATATGATAGAAACTTTTGTAGGCAAGTCAACAGACCCACATTACAAACATAATCAAATGGGTGAAAGTGAATATTTACAAAGCATTGATTTTATATCTGAACACTTCTTTTTAATTTATCCATCAAAAGATTTTGAGTTTGAAACTATTTTAGACAAAGCGAAATACTTGGTAAGGAAAAAAGGAATTAGACACTTGATAATAGATCCTTACAATACAGTTGAACATAAAATGAAAATGGGTGAACGTGAGGATTTATATATTTCAAGATTTATGAGTGAATTAAAACGCTTTGCTTTACAAAATGATATAGGTATTCATTTAGTTGCTCACCAATTAACACCACAAAAAGACCCTAATGGAAGGTATGTAAGACCAGATTTAAACAGGATTAAAGGCGGAGGTACGTTTTCAGATAAAGCAGATAATGTAAATTTTGTTTGGCGACCAAATAGAGCATTAGATTTTTCAGATACTGAAGTTGTTTTTGGTTCTCAAAAGATTAAAAAGCAAAAGTTAACAGGAACGCCACAGGATATAATCAATATTAATTTTTTAAGAAAAACAAATAGATATTATATTGGTGGCAAAAGTCCATTTGACGAGATTGATTGGATATTAAATCGAGTTAAGGAAGCAAAACAAGAAGAAATATCATTTAGTTTAACACCTAACACAAATTTTGATGCACCATTTTGATGAACAACTAGTGAAAATGTATCACTCTAAATTAATAGAGAATGAAAGCCTTAAAAAAGAAAACAAAGAGTTAATTAATTTAAGGGGAAATTTAGAAAAACAGATACACTATTTAGAGAATGAAATAAAAAAGTTACAAGAAAGTAACTTATATTAAAAAATAAAGTTATATTTGTAGAAATTTAAAACTAAAAGTTATGATAACAAGTTAAATTAAAGACAACGTGACTTATTTACTAAGAAACTTCCCTGAGACACGAGACTGTGATTTAAAATTAACAGCGAGATACTGGGCTAAATTTGATAATTGTAGTGATTTTATTAGTCAATTATACAACGGTCATTTAACACACTTTGAAAGCATAAGAAGAATGAGACAAAAATTGCAAATGGACAATGAAGAGTTAAGAGGGTTAAGGTATAAGACCAGAAAAAACAAGTTGGAAAAAGAAGTGAGAGAATTAATTAAAAATGATTAAGATGAATGTAGTAAGCCTTTTTAATGGAATGAACACTGGTCGACAAGCACTCGAAAATGTCGGGATAAAAGTGAATAAATACTATTCAAGCGAAATAAAGCCTTATGCAATAGAATTAACACAACATCATTTCCCCGACACTATACAGGTTGGTGATGTAACTAAATGGAAGGAATGGGATATTGATTGGAAAAGTATTGATTTAGTATTAAGTGGATCACCTTGTCAAGATTTAAGCGCAGCTGGTAAACGTGCGGGTATTCACGGAAAGAAATCATCTTTGTTTTTTACTTTTGTTGATATTTTGAATCATTGTAAATCACTTAATCCAAACGTGTTATTTCTACAGGAAAACGTAGGTTCAGCGAGTAAATTAGATGTAGGCATTATGAGTCGAGCATTAGGGTATTCATCAACTAAAACACCAATTTGTCCTGATTGTGGTGGTACTGATTGTTTAGAAATAATCGAAGAATAAACTTGCACCTGTAAGAATAAACTGTATATTTGTAAAAAAAAGTTATGATAGTAAATGATAAAATATTTGTCACATTAGGTACTGCAAATATAGAGTTTTACAAGAATAAAGGTTATGAAATACCTTATAATAAAGATAAAAGAGGTCGCTTAAGAGTAACTAAAGAAATTCCAATAGAAGTAAGCGTTTACGACCTTCCTATAAAATCAAACGAAAAAATACTTGTAAAATGTGAGGATTGTAATAAAGAAAGAAGTATATCTGCACATACATTATTTGGAAGAAAAAGTAGTCAATTTTTAAAAAATGGGGAAACTCCTTGTAGTGATTGTGCTAATAAAAGAATGAGCGGTATAAATAGCCCAAGTTATATACATGGAAGCACATTATTTCCTATGTATAGAAATAACGCAAGGAAAAGAAATATAGAATTTAAATTAACTTCAGAAGAATTTATAAAAATATGTCCAAGCAATTGTTATTACTGCGGAAATAAAAGTAATGGAGTTGATCGAAAATATAGTAATATAGGATATACAAAAGATAATTGTCTTCCTTGTTGTTCAAAATGTAACTTTATTAAAAATACAACACCATTTAATGAATTTGTAGATACAATAAAAAAAATGTATAATAAATTAAAAGAACAAAATGAAATATAAATGTAAAAACACTGGGAAAATAATTGAAGTTGAAACTTGTAAAGGATTATATCCTTGTAATATAAATAGTTCACTTTTAACAGCCCAACTAAGAAACAGATATTATTGGAGTAACATAAGAACTAAACAAGATGGGATGTTTGGAGATTTAGTTACAGATATACCACAACCGAAAGACAGAGGAATAATGTTTAAGGATATTTTAACAAGTGGCACAACTAAAAGAAATAAATCAAATTGTTTAACAGAAGGATTGATAGAAAAAGTAGGTAGACACAAAGTAAAAGACTTTAATAATTGGCAAAAAATGTTATTGAAAAGACCTTCTTCAATGGTGATTTTAGTATATGAAAATAATGAATTAAGAGTTAAAACAAATACTAATAAAGGTTATGATGTAGTTACTGAAAATGATTGTTTAGATTTATCTTTTCCTACAAGCACAACCAGAAGAGGAAGAGTAACGAAAGGAAAATCACCTTGTTTAATGCAATCAAATAATAATTTATATGCATATACAGGTGAGTATGTAAGATTGGTAAACAAAATAGAGATGTGCCGTTTACAAGGTTTTCCTGATAATTATTGTGATATATTGAGTGATAGGAAAGCAGGAAGTTTATTAGGTGATGGTTGGACACTTCCAGTAATTGAACATATATTTAGTTTTATTAAATGATTAAGAAAATACACCTACTTTTTAACCGCTTAGATGAACTATTTGAACTTCCAAAAGGTACAAGTAAGATTGCTATAAAAGAACGCTTACAAATAGAAAGTATAAGCAAATTAGAACATGAAGATTTAAGTTACTTACTTCGTTATTTAGATAACATTTTACTAGAACATAATATTGATATTGATGAACAAAAAATTTAAAAAGCAATTAAAAGAAAGTATGGTTGTAAGCATTCATAAATTTGAAGAAACAATTACAGCAATACCAACTAGAATAATAACCAAAGAAGAAAGAGATATTATGATTTTATTGATTAATAATTTACCTTGTGATGAACACAAATAGAAACATAAAACAAAAGAAGTGTAAGTATTGTGAAACTCTTTTTTATCCTATAAAGACAACTGCAACTGTATGCACGTGGGAATGTGCCAACTTACTCGCAAAGGAAAAAAGCGAAAAGAAGAAAGCAAAGGAGTGGAATGTTAGAAAAAAGGAATTGAAAGAAGGTTTAATGAGTTTACAAGATTGGATTAAGATTGCACAAACACACGTTAACACCTACATTAATTTAAGAGATAAAAATAAACCTTGCATAAGTTGTTTTAAACCTATTAGAGGACGTGTAAATGCATCTCATTACTTTAATGCTAATAACCATTGGAACGTTAGATTTAATGAAGATAATATTCACAGTAGTTGCATTACTTGTAACCAGTACTTATCTGGCAACCTAATTAATTACAGAATAGGTTTAATTGAAAGGATAGGTTTAGATCGTTTAGAACATTTAGAAAGTATAGCAAATGAAACTAGAAAATTTACTATTCCAGAGGTTAAAGAGATCATTGAAACGTACAAAGAGAAAGTTAAAATATTAAAAAATTCTTAAAAAGATAACTTTTATTTGTTAGATAAGTTATTTATTATTATATTTGAAAATAATTTAAAAATAAAGAAAGATGAAAATTTACTCTAAACTACTGAATGCAAAAAAAAGCATTGGTAAAGTTCACAAGAACGCAAAGAACCCACACTTTAAGAATTCATACGCCGACGTGAACAGCTTAATTGAGACGGTTGAGCCTATCTTACTAGAAAATGGTTTACTATTGTTACAACCAGTTTTAAACGGTAAAGTAATTACTAGAATAGTTGACGTTGAAACAGGTGAAAATGTAGAATCTATTATGGAGTTGCCAACTTTGACAAATCCACAACAAATGGGTAGCGCAATTACTTATTATAGAAGATACACTTTACAAAGTCTTTTAAGTTTACAAGCGGACGACGACGACGGTAATGCAGCTAGTAAGCCACAACCAAAAGCAAAGCCAACACTAAACGATAAAGGTTTTTCACAAGCGCTTGAAAGAATTATTAATGGTGAAGTTGAAATAGTAGCGAAGTTGAAAGAAACTTTCACACTTACACCATCTCAAGAGTTAGAATTAAACGAAGTATTAAATGGAAACTAATTATGATATCGACTATGAAAGATACGAATATGAATGGTACAACTACCAAGGATATGGATGTGACAAGCCTAATAACTAGATATATTAATATGCTTAAAGAAGAAGAATCTAAAACTATTCCGACCAAAGGAGTGATATCAATGTTAGAATCTGTACTAGATGACGTTGTATTTAAAACACAATACAACAAAAGAAATACAGAGTTAGAATGTTTAATTAATAATTTGAAAGAACATGGAGTCAGATAAAGAAATGTTAAGGAGACGTAATTACATAGAAGCCCTTGGAGATAATTATACCGACAAACCAGTTTACGTAATGCTATTTGAAAATGGCGAATGTATAGATCAATTAGAGGAAAGGTTTGAAAGTAAATACAGAGCTTTAGAATGGTTAAAGGCAAACAAGGTTTTGCAGGCTGGTCAACAATGGGCGCTAGGAAATATTAATAATGAATGGTTATGAAAGTAATAATAATAGTAATGTGTTTCTTTTGTCTTACTTCATTCTACGAAGCTACCTACTACGGTGGTAGCTTTCACGGAAACTATACTAAAAGTGGCGAAATATTCGATAAGAATAAATTAACTGCAGCGTCAAATAAACTACCTTTGGGAGCTTTAATTAAGGTGACAAACAAAGACAACGGAAAGAGTGTAATAGTTAAGATCAACGACACAGGCGCAATGCCAGAAAATGTGATAGATTTAAGTGAGAAAGCATTCAAGAAAATTGCTGATCTAAAAACAGGCAGAATAAAAATCAAAGTAAATATAATAAGATGGAAATAAGAGAGCTACAAAGACGTGTCCACAGGAACGCAATCGACAAAGGTTTTTGGGATAAACCGCACAACTTTGGTAATGATTTAATGTTAATCGTATCTGAGCTAGGTGAATGTATAGAGGCACATAGATGCGGAGATTTCTGCGATATGGAGGCTTACAACGAGTTAATGACAAATGAAACGTACGACTTTGAAACGTGCTTTAAACGTGAAATAAAAGATACAATGGAAGATGAGTTAGCAGATGCTTTGATTAGGATATTAGACACTGCAGCTGGTTATTCCATAGATCTTCAAAAACACGTAGAATTAAAAATGCTATACAATGAGAAAAGAGAACGCCTTCACGGAAAAAAGTACTAAGTTCTCAAAAAGAGAATTAAGGATTAAGAGAGCGAAGTTAAGACACTCAAGGTGTCACTTTAGATTAGAAATAAACAAATCAAAAAACAACGAAAACGAAGATGGAAACTAGAGAAAAAGAATTGAAAGATTTAATTGATAAGTTAAGAGCAGAACTTACAGGCAACCTACTAGAAGATTGTGAGGTGCAAGCTGAAATATATGAGTTAAAAAAAGAAATTGCAAAAGAGCAAGGAATAACGATTGAACAATATGAAGATAACGATCAAGAGGAATGTGAATATTGCTCAGGTTAAAAATAATTTGTATATTTGTAAACGAGGATAGGAAGGATTGATCCCCTTTTGAAAGACGAAGTGTTTACGTTTTCCTCGTTTCATTTTAAACACGCTAATTTAAACACAAAAAAATGCAAGAAGAAATCTGGAAAAATTACGATTTATGGACTTAAAACTTCATTCAAACGACAAAATTAGATTAATAACTGGAAGTAGTAAAAATAACTTCATTGATTGCTCAGCAGAATATCAAGAGATGGCTTTAACTGTTTCTTTTTTATGCTCACAAACATATATGGAAATAAGAAGAAAAAACAATCAAGTAAAGACTTTTTATTTTGAAAGTAAAAGACATAAAAAAGAATTTGAGTTTGGATATTGGGAAGATGCAGAAGTTATTTTTGCGTTTAACGAGGTCGTTCACAAGTAATTTTTATTGCTTATAACGGCTGACGCTATACGAAGGCAGGGGTTAAGATGCACTCCCTTTCAGCCTTGCACAAATGATAAATAGATGCACACCGCTTGTATTAGCAGTAAAGCCCCTGCTTTTGTATAGCGTATGTTATAAGGCGTTTATTTTTACAATTATGTTAGTAAATATTTCAAAATTAAAAAAAAGTAAAGTTTTTGAAAATGAGAAGATAAAAATATCATTTTCGACAGGAGAAGTTAGTGATGCACTTTCTGTTTATATTAAAGATGAGAACGGTAAAAATCACCATATTTTATGGGAGATTTCACCTGATAGATGCCATCAAAACTTTGACAAATCCAATGAGAAAATCAGAGCATTTGTTAAAGATAAAATTGATGAATGGGTAAATGAAGAAGAAGAATCGGAAAGGTTAAGAAATGAAGCTATTAAAAACAGAAAGCATCGGGAAGAAAACGAGTTGCGTAAATTGACGGACTCTTTTTAAATGCCCTATAACAAAGAAATAAGCAATCGTTTTAATGTTGCTTATGGAATGTTATGAGTAGTAAAAAAAAAGTAATTAATTAATAAAAACAAAAATGGACGAAAATTTAGAAAAACATTTCGAAGTGTGTTTAAAATATGCAAATCAAATGATATGTAAAGATGAGAAAATTGAACCAGAAACGGTAATACTTATTTTGTCATCACTTAAGGAAATAATTAAATTAAATGATAAATAAATATGAGTACAGAAGTAAAAGGAACGATTAAAGAAATCAGACCAACACAAGTAGTAAGTGAGAAATATAAAAAAAGAGAATTTGTATTAACCACAGAGGATAAATATCCACAAGATGTACTATTTCAATTGTCACAAGACAACTGTGATCTAGCGAACATTTTTAAACCAGGCGATAAAATAGTACTTGCATATAATCTAAGAGGTAGAGAATGGGTAAATCCACAAGGCGAAACAAAATATTTCAATACTTTAGAAGTGTGGAAAATGAATTACCAAGATGAAACGATTAAACCAACCAAAGCAACAGGGATAGTTAAAAACTTTCAAGAGGATATGATTAACACAATGACTCAAGAAGAAGATTTACCGTTCTAGTATGATCTATAAAATTGAAACATACGACAATCAAGTATATATTATTGAAAGTAATAATGATATAGAAACAATGACTCAAACTTTAGAATGTACAGAATGGCATATATTTTTTATGTTAGAGGGTGGTAGAATAAGTATAAGATATACAGATATAAGGAGAATAACTTTACTTAAAAAATAAATTACTATATTTGTAAGAGGGTAGTCGGCTTAACGTAGCGTTGCCCTTTTCTAATTTAATCAATATGACAAATATCATCATAAGTCTTTTCATAGCCTTCATAATTCACCAAGAATTAAACTTTGGGTATTATGTAAGAAAATGGACAGGGACTAGAATAAGTAAACCAATTAAAGTATTAGACTGCTTTCCGTGTTTTAGTTTCTGGATTGCAGCAATAATAAGTTTATACACTCAAGACTACCTAACACCGTTAGCAGTCTTTTTAATAATTAAGTTTTATGATAATAAGTAAAGAAGCATACGAGTCTTTTTTAAAGGTAAAAGACTTAATCGATAAGCCACAAATCAAATATACTAACGAACAATTCTTATTGCTTTCAGAAGTATATGCAGAGATAACAAAGAAGCCACTTACAAAAGGTTGTGCAGGTTGTCTTGAAACAGGTTTGAAGATTTTAAATAATTGGATGAATCTATTTGAAGATGCTACTAGATTAGCATACGAAACTCAGGAAGTAATTAAGAAAGTAAGGAAGCCACGTAAACCAAAAGCATAATTATTATGAATGCTAAATCTGATGAATTTATAATACTATTAGAACAAAGAGCTGATATGTATATTAGTGAATGTTTGGCTAATACAAAAGAAGTTGTATCAGGTAGCGGAAAAGTAATAGAAGTTAGAGATAGGCACATACCAACAATAGACTACTTTTTGAATATTTGGCTACCATTATTGAAGATGGACACAATAGCGAGAAAAACATATTACGAATGGATGAAGTCAAATGACGAGCTTAAAAGTAACACTATAAAAAGTATAGACGCTAAATTTAAGGCACTTGCAACCGATATAGTAGCGAATGAGGGTAAAGGTATATTCTACGCTAAGAACCGTTTAGGTATGCACGACAAGCAACAAATAGAGCAAACAATAATCGAGAAGTTTGATTTCGATGTCAACGATTAAGGGCTATAAACCACATTCAAAACAAAAAGAAATACATAACTCTATAATCAACGAGGGTTATAAATATTATATCCTAAATATAGGGCGCCAATTTGGTAAAACAATGTTAGGTATAAACCAGATGCTATATTGGGCTATCAATCACAAAGGGTGTAATATTGCGTGGGTTACACCTATCTACAAGCAATCAAAGAAAGTATTTGATGAAATGGAAAAGGTCACTAAATCAAGTGGCCTATTCGAGTATAATAGAAGTGACTTAACGATAAGCGGGTTTAATTCTCAGATACAATTCTTTTCTGGTGAACGTCCCGACAATATTCGAGGTAATACATTCGATTATTTGATAGTAGATGAGATGGCTTTCACACGTCCAGAGTTATGGAGTGAGGTATTAAGTGCAACGGTCCTAGTTAAGGGAAAGAAAGTAATATTTATATCAACTCCAAAAGGTAAGAACCACTTTTATCAACTATCACTACAGCCTAATTACGATAATCGTTACAAGTACTTTCATTATTCGAGTTACGACAATCCTATGATTGATGCTGAAGATTTAGAAGAACGTAAAAGAAGTTTACCTAAACATATCTTTGAGCAGGAATATCTAGCAAAGTTTATCGACAACGCTAGTGGACTATTTAAAAATGTAGATAGTTGCATAATTAAGACCGCTGAACGCACTCAAAAACTATTTGGTGGTTTAGATATAGGTAGAGCGGATGATTACACTGTACTCACTATTTTAAACAAGAACTATCAAATGGTTTACGTTCAAAGATGGCGACAACAGGAATGGTCAAAGATAATTGATGAGGTTGCTACAAAGATTCGAGAATACAACGCTGAGATATTTGTCGAGGTGAATAACCAGGGGGATGTATTTTTTGAGATGCTACAGAATAAAGTATACAACAACGTACAGCCTTATGTAACCACAACGGCAACTAAACCAATAATGATTGAAGATTTAGCAGTACACTTTGAGAATAAGGATATCGGAATACTAAACGAGAATTGGCTAGTAGATGAATTAAACGCTTTTACTTATATTTACAACGAAAAAACTAGAAGAGTGCAATATGGCGCACCACAAGGAATACACGATGATGGTGTGATGTCGTTAGCTCTGGCAGTACAATCAATAAAAAAGAATCAATATGGCTATTTTGAAGTATATTAACATAAAAGCACCTAAAACATTAAATGACTTAAGGATTAAACATCTTAAGGCTTTGACAAATGAGAAGTATCAAAAGGCAATGGATTTAGGTACAATCATCGAGTTCATATGTTTAATAACAGGGGCTAAAAGAAGCGATTTAAACAAAGTTAATATATCTGAGTTACGAAAGATTCACGAACACTGTATAGGGTTGTTTAAAGACTTCCAATTAACTAAACCAAAAGAAGAGATTACAATCTTAAATAAAGAATATGTACTTGTCGATCCTTCAAAGATTGGTATAGGGTGGCACATTGATATTAGCAACTCAGATTTACAAAATGATCCTAGTAGGCTTGCTAGTTTAATGTATATCGAAAAGGGTACTGTTTATGGTGAACTTGATGAGAATTTAAATATGAAGTATTCAAATCAAGAACGAGCGAAACTCTTTGAGGACCACTTGCCACTTCCCGACTATCTTAACTTAGTTAGTTTTTTTTTGCGACAATCAATCGAATTAATGAGCAGTTATACGGAAAACAAGAAAATAAGGATAAACCTGATAAGGGCAGTGAGAGGTTTGTTTGGGAAAAACTAATCCACTATCTAAGTAAGGAATATAATCAAACGTGGGAGCAAATCGTTAAATGGAATATATTTACCTTCAATCATAGACTTAAATTTATTAACTTTACCAAAGAACAAGAAATAAAAACCATACAACGTGAGCGACGCTGATATAATTAATAGTTTGAATTTTGGGAGGTCTGAGGATATATTGAAAAATACGTCTGACAATCCTATGACTGAATTACTATTAAAGCTTACAAACGAATTAATAGCAGATTGGCGTAAACAATTAATCAATGATAAATCATACGCAACAGGGGATTTAGCTCAATCCTTAAGACCTGCAACAATCAAACCTGATTTAATCGAAACAGCTGGCGCACCACATTGGAAGTATATAAACTACGGTGTAAATGGTATTAAAGTTAATCGAGGCGCACCAACTCACGGCAAAGCCCCAAAAGGTAACCTATCATTTTACGATGCTATTTATAAGTGGATAGGGGATAAAGGTATTGTTCCTAAAGAAAAAGATCTAACACGTGAACAATTAGCAGGAATGATAGTTAACAGTGTACGAATGAATGGTATTGAAGCGACACACTTCTTTGATAAAGTTTTAACAGAGCAACGAGTAGATGAGATGAGTAAAAGAGTTTCAGACCTAGTAAGTCAAGCGATAAGAATAGTAATTAAAAAACCTAAATAATGGCAATAACCATAACACAAGAGCCGAGTTATCTGACACCGAGTGACAACCCTATTGTCTTTGAATTTAAACAGTTAGATGACGTTAGTGGTGATCCTAAATATAAAGTTTCATTTGTCGTAGAAGTATATGCAGGTGGTATAATCGGCACGTTTGAAGAATTTCCAGAGGTAGAGTCTGGAGGTTACTTCTATGGAAAGATTAATTTAAGCGACAAAGTTAGAGCTTATGTAAGTAATCACTCAGCAAGTCAAAGTGTTTACGATACTTACAAGGGTTGGTATGATCCTAGCAATTATGTAGAGGTGTACGTGACTGTTTACGAGAAATACACGTTAGTCGCAACCGATGACCCTGTAGTAGATACAGGAAGCGCAGTTGTGAGTAGTAGTATTTACGCTTTCAAAGGATCTCTAAATCGTAATGAGTTTAAGAACTGGGATTACAACCTATACAAGATAGGGGATAATGAAAGCTACTTCTTAACAGATAGAGCGTCGATAGTTAGTGGTTCAATTAGAAGATATTCTGCAAGTACAAAGAAATCCGATACAACAATATTAAGTTGGTTTGAAGGATTCGGCGCTAACTATACAGTAAGAGTTGTTTTTAATAATTCTAGTGGCGGTACAATCACTTCTTTAACAATTACTATACCAACGTCACAACAAGGTGAAATAGGAGCGTATAGGCTTAATATGGACGAATTGCTAGATAGAGGAGATATAATACAATCTACATACGATAATTGCGCTAGTGTTGAGTTTTATCTAAGTGATGCATTCGGTGCAAGTACTAAATCTGCTAGGTATACAGTAACATTTACAGATGTATGTTTTGATAAGGGTTCAAATTTACTTTGGTTAAATAAATTTGGAAGTTACGACAATTTCAGATTCACATATAACTCCAGATTCAAAGCGAAGATTGAAAGTAAATCATTTTCTAAAAGACAGGGTGAATGGGTAGGTACTACTTATAACGTGAACAATAACACGTTTGGAAAGATTGATTACCTTAAGACTATCACAAAGCAATTAGAACTATCTTCTGACTGGTTAGATGAGACAACACAAAATTGGTTAGTACAATTATATGAAAGTCCTTTGATTTATCTTAATGAGGCTACAGAAGTTGAAAACGTGGTTATAACAGATTCAAGTTATCAAGTAAAACAATTAGAACACGATGAGTTGTTTAATGAAGTTATCAATATTGAGTTCACAGATTATAAATCAATTTCGCTATGAATAGTAGGCTAGTAGTAAATGGGTACGAGTTAGACCTTTCAGATAATATTGCAGTACCTTTAAATCTTTCAATTACCGATATTAAAGAGCCAGAGAAACGCAAACGTTCGTTCTCAAAGACTTTAACACTTGAAGGTACGAGTAATAATATGGCTTTCTTCATCGGTGCATATGCTTTAGATGTTAGGCTAGTAGATAGTAGTAATATTCAATTTACACCTAATTTACGTTATGATTGTGAGTTCTTTAAAAATGATTTAAGAATATTCAAAGGTAAATTCAAGTTAAACGAGGTTAAGATAAACAACGGTAACTATACATTCGATTGCAACCTAATTAGTGACGCTGTAGATATCTTTGCTAAGCTTAAGGATAAGAAGTTGAACGAGTTGGATTGGAGCGAATACGATCACGCATTAACGACTACTAACGTGCTAAATAGTTGGTATACTTCGGTTAAAAAGAATGGCGTAGATACAGCGAATTTTGGCTCAGATGGTCAAGGATTTCAACCGCAATCATTCGGTTATATCTATCCTATTGTAGATTACGGCTATGCTAAACCTAATAATGCTACTTGTTCATTTAGAACAAATCAATTATATCCTTTCATTTACGTGAAAGAAGCCCTTAAAAAAGCTTTAGATTATGCTTTAATCGATACGAATATAGAAGTAGATTATACTACTAACTTCTTTGATAATGCTAATATGCAGAAGTTGATTTACGGCTTTGGAGGTGGTGAGCAAGTAAAGATAAACGACACGCAAATTGCGAGGTTAAGAGTTAACACAATTGGTAATTCTGACAATGTTGTTAAGCCGACAACATATAGAGGTAATAATAATTATTCCTACGTAGAGATTTATAATCCTTTAAATCCGAGTATATACAACGAGACAACGGTTGTTAGTGATATTAATGGCTTTGATTCTAATGGTGGTTTTAGAGTTTATTCATCTGGTGATTACAAACTAAGGTTTCAAGGTGAGATAAAAATTAAAACAAACGCCACGAGTGTATATGGAGTTAGCGGAAATATTACTTTAGGCTTTAAGATTAACGGCGTGTATTTCCAAATAACACAAATACCTCATATTATTTCAAACACATATAAATTCTATACGTTTGATGAAGAAGTGCCATTGAATGGGTTTAAAGCTGGAGATGTGTTAATACTTGATTTTAAATTAACAAGTGGTTTCGGTACAGCAACAGCCAATCCAAATGTGCAATGGGAATGGGTATCTTTAAATACTGATCTAACAAGTGCAGGAGGAATATTAACAGATGGGTCAACAGTGTCTTTATCTACAGCTCTTCCAGATATTAAATGCTCTGACTTTTTGAAAGGGATAATGAACTTGTTTTACGCCTATATGTCAGACCCGATTTATGATCCTGTTACAAATAAGTCAACAATTTACATTGATTCATTCGTTAATTATTACGAAGATCAATCTATTTACGACAATTGGACTGATTTAGTTGATGATTCAAAGGATATCACAATACAATCTAATTCACTTGTTGAGGGGAATAATTATACTTACAGATTTTCAGAGGAAAAAGATAAATTTAATAATCAATATAAAGATATAACAGGATCTAATTACGGCGAAAAACAAATCAATGTTGATACGTGGTTAAATGGAGAGGTAAAGATTGAGTTACCATTCGCTACCTTACCACCTATTAAGGCAACAGGAAAACAAACTATCTATCCTATATGTGTAACAGATGAGGAGAAACCTTATAAAGGTAAAGGAATGCTTATGTTTTACAATGGTTTGAGAGCAGGAGATATAACACTATTTAATTGTGCTGATGATACGAATGTTTATTGGTCAGAATATCCATTCACACACCACATAAGATACCAAAACAACGCTAGTAATATACCATTATTTGATTTGCATTTCAGCCCTAGGGAAATCGAATTTGATGGATTAAGGAATGTGCCTAATTTGAATACATTTGAAGTGTATCATAAGAAATTCTTAAATGAAATTACATCTATTGATTCTAAATTAGTAACTTTATACTTGAAACTTACCTACAAAGATATTAACGAGTTGGACTTTGCAAAACTAAAATTAATTGACGGCGTGTTATACCGATTGAACACTATCAAAGATTTTGATTCAGATGCTTATGGTACTACGGAGGTAGAACTAATTAAATTTTTAGGATAATGGCTATTGTAAACGTAAAACAATTTGAGGACTATATATTACAGGCTGAAATTATAGATGGTACATATACATGGAATGGTTCGGCTGGTTACACGTTGATAGGTTCTAACGATATCGATACAGGTGAATTTAATTCTCAATTAATAAGTGCATCACAAGGAGCTAGTGGTTCAGCAAATGACATTTGCCTTAATCATATTAGTGGCGGGTTTAATGACTGGTATTTGCCCTCGAATAAAGAGTTAAGAGCGGTATATGAAAAAGGAATATTAAACACTTCTTTGTATTATTGGAGTTCTACGGAGTACGATACTAATAATGCTTATTTTCTAATTGGTAATGATGGGACTTTTACCGATAGTTTAAAAACGGAAAGTTTTATTGCTGTAGCAGTCAGGAAAGAATATACAACAAGCTATGTAACTATTGAAAGAATGAACGTACAATCAAAAAACGCCGCTATATTAAGAGGTGGTGAAAACAACGCTGACGAGGACGTTTATAAAATGTTAGGAGGTGTAAATGGAATAAGTAAAAATTCAAATATATTGAGCAATGAGTGATGAAACAAGAAGAATAATTATTAAGAAGGGGGCTGGAACTCCGACAATTCCAACGAGTAACGACCATAGAGATGGGTCATGGATAGCAACTGATTTATATATCGGTGAGTTTTATATGGACACTGTAACAGGTAGTATTTATACACGTACATTAAGTGGTATAGAAGAAATTATTTATGATGTTGCAAACTTTGAATTATTGAGTAATAAAGCAACTAATTTCAGTGTAATTAACAATACTAAATACCCAACAACTCAAGCAGTAGAAAACCAAATTGATGCTAAATTATTAGCTGAAAACTACTGGATTGTAGGAAGTGCGGAAATTGCACGAGGTTATAGAGCTCAACATAATTCAACAACTGTATTATCTGAGAATATTGCAGTGGGAACATTACAAGGAACGGCAACGGCTGTGGCTATATCAAACACTTCTATACAAACTAAAAAAACAAGATTGAAAATAGGAGTATCGACACCTGCATTAAATGGTATTTGTGGTTATAGATCAACAAGTGCATTCAATATTATTGGTACAGGGTGGAAAATGGCGGTGGCATTTGGTGTAAGTGATACAGGATTCAACACTGGAGCAAGACAATTTTATGGAATGACGGCTTCAACTGCTTCGCTAGGATTATCTTCTACTGTTACTGTTGAAAGCTTGTTAAATATTATCGGTATTGGATCAGATGCAACGGATACTAATTTACAAATATTCCACAATGATGGAAGTGGTACAGCCACAAAAATAGATTTAGGATCTAACTTCCCTGCAAACAGAACTTCTGGAGCGTTAGCAACTGATTTTTTTGTGTTTGAAATGTACAATCCTTTTGATTCTATGAATGTATATTACAAAGTTACGTCTTTAGAAAACAACGTGACAGTTGAGGGTACAATCACAACAAATTTACCAAGTGATACAACGCCTATAACCATCCAAGCTTGCAGGACGTCTGGAAGTTCATCAAATGCCTGTTCATTTGATATTAGTCAATTAACTTTAAATTGTTTGTCATGATAGAAGTAATACAAGAAGTAAGGGGTGCTTATACCTATGTTGAAAGTAGTTATTCAAATATTATCAAAGTTGGCAATGAAGTTTTAAATGCTGACGTTTCAACAGAAATTACAAACCAAGAAACAATTATAAACGATTATATAGCTTCATTATAATGGCACAAGAAGAAATTATTTTTAAGGTAGGAGTTGACACGGGAGATAGTGTCCAAGATGTAAACAAGGTAGGGGATGCAATTGAGAATGTAGGTAAGGACGCAAAGAAAACAGATGGCTCGTTTGTAAACCTTAGAAAAGAATTAAAAAACCTTACCGTACAATTACAGAATCTAGACCCTGCATCAAAAGAATTTGAAACAGTTGCAAAACGTGCTGGTCAAATTAAAGAACAAATGCGAGGCGTTGCTGATGCTATCAATGACGCTGATCCTGAAAAGTTTGGAGGTAAATTCCAACGTACAGCGGAGGGAATTGCAGGTGCTTTCTCAGCAGTAACAGGCGCACAAGCTTTATTTGGTCAACAATCTGAAGAAATAGAAAAGCAAATGTTAAAAGTTCAGGGAGCTATTGCTTTAACACAAGGTATTAGTGCTATGAAAGAGTTGCGTAATGATGCCACTGAGTTAGCTGGTTCGATAAAAAACAAAGTTGTAACAGCGTTTCAATCCTTAAATGCTAGTCAAATAGCAAATGCACAAGCGACAGGTACAATGACTACTTTACAAAAGGCTTATAATGTAGTTATAGGGACTTCAACGGGTGCTTTAAAGGGGTTTAAATTGGCTTTAGCGAGTACGGGAATAGGTGCTTTGATACTTGCTTTAGGGTATTTAATTACAAATTTTGATAAATTAAAAGGTTCTTTGAGTGCTAGTTTAACAAGTGCTAAAAAGTTTGAAACCTCCACAACACAACAAGGTGAAGCGGCTAGATACGCCTCAGATAATTTTGCTGAATATGAACGTA